CGCGCACTCAGCGAGGACGATGGCTTGAAACTCCCCTTCCCCAAGCTCCTGCCGGCGCTCGGCGGCGTCGCGTTGCCGCTTCTGCGCCCGGCGCAGGCCTTCGGCGTAACGGGCGCTGTCTGGCCCGGCGAAGGTGATGGCGAGGGGTTCGCCCCGGATTTGGACCGGAAGGCCATCGCCCCCCACGATCACAAGCTCCACGCCCTCTTCCGAGCGTTTCCGGGTGTCTACCACATCGAGGTCAAATTGCATAATGCGCCCTGTTGGTTTATCCAGGGCGAAGCATAGGCTTGGACGTGGTTAGGGGGATTTCTGGATGGATACGGGCGGGATTCTCGTCATCACCTTGGGGCTGTGCGCCCTGATGATCTACACGCTCCCCATTATCGTCGCGATGATGCGAGGCCGAGCGGTTGCCCCTGTGACGATCATCACGCTGTTTCTGGGATGGACCCTGATTGGCTGGGTGGGTGCGCTCGTGTGGGCTTGCACCGAGCGCACCGCCAAGGAAGAGGCCAGCCACCAACGCGCTTAAGAGTTGCTGCGCTGGATCGTCAGGGTGGATTGATCGAACGCCGTGGAAGACCCGCCCGCTTGCAGGAGAGCTTGGAACGGGAACGTGACCATAACCCCGCCTGACGCCGCCACCTGCTTGCTTGCGCCGTTGAGGCGCACATTCTGCATGTTGAACGCCAAGAAGCCCTCAGGCGCGTTGGCGTCGTCATAGCAGACCGCCGTGAGATCAACGGCTGTTTCGTTGATGAAGGCGTTGATGAGCGTCTTGTCTTCTAGAAGCGCCGTGACGGTCCCGCCCACAACGATCTGACCATAAAAGATGTCCGGGACGTAGGGCGTGCCGATCACGGGTTGCGAGCTGAGGTTATGGCTGATCTGGATGTCGAGAGACGACACCGCGCCCATTTCCGCCCCCGCCAGACGCAAGCCCCCTTCAATGCCGGTAAGCATCGTGGATGCTGCGGCGTCCGTGGTGGACGTGAAGTAAGGCGAGCCGGACCCATCGAAGACTTGGCCGCGGCGTCCTTGCAACTGGAATGAGATGCCTGCCGGCCCGTTTGGCGGGATGCGGATGGAAGCGCCCCCGATCCGCATGGAATCGAACACCTCGCACATATCGAGGTCGGAATAGCGCTGCTCCAAGGTCATGAGCGGTTTGGCGGTCCCGAAGGTCAGTTTCCGACCGGGCCGCACCACGCTAAACGTGGTCTGCACGGTGAACGCCGTGGGCGCGGGAAACACCGTCATGGTGGTGGCGGTGAGGGCGGTGATGCGGAAGTTGATGTTGTTGTTCGCTGCACCGCCCGCGGGGATGGTGGTGAACCGCACCACGTCGCCGACCTTGAAGCCCGCCGTGATGAGGGATCCCGCCCCAAAGGTGAAGACAGAGCCCGTGGCGGACACGTTCGTTCCCGTCGCTTGGGTGTAGGCGGTTTGCGCCGTTGCCCAATCGGATTGACGCATGAGGCGGGGCAACCACGTATCCCAGGAAGACAACGCCAACACGCCTTCAATCTGGCCTTCGACCCGTTGCCCGCCGTGACGGAACGAGGCGATTTGTTGATCCGGCCGAACCACCGGAGAGGCGAAGCCGTCCTTCATCGTGTTGAGCGTAGTTGATACGCGGTCAATGCCGACCGCAGCATCTCCCGTCGCCGCTGGCGTGCCAAAGGTGGTTTGCGGCGCGGCGTAGATCACTACGCCGACATTATCTTGGATCGCCATAGGGCTTTCTCCCAAACGAAAAAGCCCGCCGAGAGGGCGGGCTTGAGGATGGATGGATCAGGGGCTTTTCAGCCTATCGTGAAGGCCAGAAGTTGCACCGTGACGCCGACAGAGAGCCAATCGCCATCCATCATCACGGGGGAGCGCCGCACATCCATGACGCGGGCGCCGATGGTGTCGCGGGTCAGTTTGGTTTTGGGCATGAAGTGGGCTTGGATCGCCCCAGCCATCCGTTCGATCGCTTCTGTCCCCTCCGAGGCCGGATAGAACAGGGTCACATTGGCGTTGATGTCATGCTGAATTGTTGGGGACGCACCTGACCCCTGCGTGATCCGCGCGGCATTGGCCGGGACATAGGCCTCTGAGATGTAGGGCTGACCCAAGGTCGGCCGATAAACCCCCTGCCCTTCCCAGGCCCTTCCTTGGGGCAAACCCACCAGAAACCGAGGCGATGCGCCTGAGCCCGTCGCCGTGCCTGTCGTGGTCAATGTCGAGGCTGTGAGGGATTTGACCCGCACCACCGTCCCAGAGCCCACGCCCGTCACCTGCACCTCTTGTCCGATGCGAAAGCCGTCCGTGATCCAAGAGCCCGAAGCCCGCGCATAGACGCCGCCCGAAGCGGTGACGCTGCCAGGCGACGCATCCACGTCCACTACCGTCAACAACCGCTCACGGAACGCCGCCCGCAAGGAGGGGTGAAGGGTCTTGAGGCTCACGGCGTGAACTGGAATCGCTTCGGACTGTAGGAGCCCTGCCGGCGCAAGTTGCCGTTGACGATCCGTTGGCCAGCCCCGAGAGATGCCTTCATCCGCTTAGCCGCCTCACGGCGCTCTTGCTTGCGCTGCGTTTTGGGGTTGGCGAAGTATTCCTTGTAGCCGCTCGTTCCGTAAACGGGCTTGTAACCGTCGAGGGACGGCCCCAAGAGTTGCTCGTACTTCTTGTTGTTCACCGGGGAGCGGTCGCCGCGCAGGATCTTTTCTTGGTCCACATTAGACCAATCCGAGCTCCGTTGACGGGGGCTATTTTTGAAGCGCTTCCAGGCTTTTGCCACAACCTCGCTGGTCTCTGCGGCGCGCTGAGCGGCGGCGACTTGCACAGCACGCTTCAAAATCGGGTTCATGTCATTCTCCTAATCACAAGCCAAAACCAAATTCTTGAGCGTTTTTGCCGACAAAGGAGGGCCACCGCGCAATCTGGGTTTGCACGTTGAAATCCCCCGCGTCGTTGTAATAGCGGCCGAGGCTATCCACGCCGACAAAGCCGTATTCGCGGCGCATGGCGTAGGCCGCATTGTTTATCAGATAGAACACGGTCCCTACGGGAAGCGATCCGAGCATCACCGAAAGCGTGGCGAGGGGTTCATGCCCCTGCGGCGCAAGAGTTAGGGCTGGCGCCCCAATGGACGGTTGCCATTGGGCGCGAAGGTTTCCGGTATCGACACGGGTTCCTTCCACCACGGCTTCCGCCAAGTCTTGGATAGAGGACCGCGCCACCTGTTGAAGGGCTTGCTGGCGTTCCTGCACCCATTGCTGAATGGTGCGCGAAAAGTCCGCCCCGGTGGACATTTAAGCCTCCGCTACAAACGTCGCCATGATGGCTGTATCGCCATCAGGGTTGAGCGCTTCTGGGGCGGTGATAATCCGATATTGGACCCCGGCCCAGCTAAAGCGGTCCCCTTCCTGAGGGGATTGGGCAACGCCGGAAAGCGCCATGGTGCAGGATAGGCGGGCTTTAGAGACGTTGGCGCTTGCGCCGAACATCTGCGCCGCTTTGCCTGCACTCAAGGGAAGCGCGAGCAAGGGAGCGGTGAAGGTGACTTCTGAGCCCGCCGGCATTTGCGTGACCGGATCAACCGCCACCCCAGGCCGGGTGAAGGTTGTGACCTTTCCCTTGGCGCGGACCATGCGATCCGCAAGGGCGATCTGGGAGGCGTAGGCGGTCACGTCGGATCGCCGGTATCGTGCATGCCGATGGAGAAGATCGGCTGTTCAGGAACCGTGGCCGCGCCAGAGTCGGCCATGGAATAGAGCTGGTTCTTGTCCCGCATGTAGGGTTCGAGAAGTTGCATCGCCGCCCGGAACATTTTCCCCACCGGAGCCCCGGGCATGTAGCTCACCGAGATCGGCCCCACGCTTTCCGCGCTGACCTGCCCTCCCCTGTCGAGATCGACATAGAGGCTTTCGGACAGGGCCTTACGAGCAAGCTCCATGGTGGCGTGCTTGACGCGGGTGGGAACCCCCGTGACCAGATAGCCGGACCAGTCGGCAAGGTCAGAGCGGGGAAACTCCCGCATCTGGCTCGCCTTGAGGCGCAGGCCTTTGAAGCGCGCGATTGTGTCGATGTAGGCCGTGGCTTCCCGAATCGCGGTTTCGCAGGCGGCGTCAGTAGCGGCAATCCAATCCGTCCAGCCGCGGCTCTCCGCGAACGTGTTGGAGTAAGACACAGACACATAAGCATCGGCCTCATCCAGGCCGGTCCCGTCTTCAACAATCAACGGCATGGCCTAATTCCTTGTTGTGCCTGCCCGTCTGTTTAGCCCGATGACGACGTGAGCAAGGCTGTATCCAGTGGAGAGGCCAATGGCCCACATGGCGAGCATGGGGATCAAGTCCGCGCTCACGCAGCGTCGTCCATTTGGGCTTGCGTCTGCGCTTCGGCCTGCGCCGCGGCCTTCACGGCTTGCATCAGGTCCACCACGTCATCCTCCATCGCGCGGATGCCGAGGGTTTTGATCGCTGCGTCAAGCAGGCCAGCGAGCACCTGGAATTGAGCGGGGGTGAGGTCGAGGGTCATTGCTTGCCTGCCGTGATTGCTGCGTTAATGGGTGCGAGGTCGTAGCCCGCCCACCAGTC